GATTAGGGACTAATACTTCTGGGACTTATGTAAGTAGGTACTTCCCACAAGGGCTACTTTATGCTTGTCTGGGTGAAGCATATTCTTATTTAAAAGGTCCACAAGATATGTTGACATTGTATGAGCAAAAGTATAAACAGGAACTACAAAAGTTTGCATCTATGCAAATTGGTAGAAGAAGACGAGACGATTACACGGATGGTACATTAAGAATACCAATCGAGTCACCGCCTCAATAATTAGGAGATAAATATGGCAATAACATCAGCAGTTTGTAATAGTTTCAAGGTAGAAATTTTAACAGCGATACATGATTTTACAGCTTCGTCTGGAGATACTTTTAATCTAGCTTTATATACAAGTTCAGCAACTATTAATAAATCTACAACAGCATATAGTGCTACTAATGAGATTTCAAACACGTCTGGAAGCGCTTACAGTGCTAAAGGAAACGCTTTAACTAGTGTGACTCCAGTTTTATCAAGTGATACAGCAGTGTGTGATTTTGCAGATACAAGTTGGACCTCTGCTTCTTTTACCGCTAATGGGTGTTTAATTTTCAATGACACAGCAACTGGTGATCCAGCATGTTGTACAATCGCCTTCGGTGGTGATAAAACAGTTTCAAGCGGAACTTTTACAATTCAATTTCCAACTGCTGACTCTTCGGACGCAATTATTCGGATAGCATAAGGAGGTAATTCCTTATGGCATCAGTTTGGGGTGGTGATAGTCCTTCAGTAGCCTGGGGAGAAAATGCCTGGGCATCTAATACTATAACAATTTCTTTAACAGGAGTATCTACAACTTCTTCAGTAGGTTCTTTAGTAGCTTTCAATGAAGAAGGCTGGAGCAGACAGCAATGGGGAAACTCTGGTTGGGGTGTAGACTATTCAGTTTTACCAACAGGAGTAAGTGCAACCTCTAGTGTTGGCACAGTTGAAGCTGCTCAAACAATAACGGCAGAATTAACTGGAGTCTCAGCAACAACTTCCGTTGGATCACCAACTACTACTCAACTTACAATTGCAGCTTTAACCGGCGTAAGTGCCACAACTGAACTTGGTACTTTCGATAATGCGGGAACTCTGGTTGGTTGGGGTAGAAATGGTTGGGGTGAAGAACCATGGGGAGATTCATTTAATAAACTAATTCAACCATCTGGACTTTCAGCAACATCTTCAGTAGGTGCTATTTCGCCTGCAGATGTAATGGGATTGACAGGGGTTAGTGCAACAGCTTCAGTAGGTGCGATTGCACCAGCAGATGTTATGGGATTAACTGGAGTTTCAGCAACAACTTCAGTAGGGTCTCTTACTCCTGAAATTGGAGTTCCATTAACTGGAGTATCAGCAACAACTTCCGTTGGAGCTCTTACACCTGCGGATGTAATGGGATTAACTGGACTTTCAGCAACAACTTCCGTTGGATCATTAACTGTTGCCAACGTTGAACTCATTGATCTAGTCGGAGTTTCTGCAACATCTTCTCTTGGATCTCTTACTCTTGAAATTGGAGTTCCATTAACTGGAGTGGCTTCAACTTCTGCAGTAGGGGCAATTGCACCTACAGAAATGAGTATAGGATTAACAGGTGTTTCTGCAACTGCTAGTGTAGGGAACCCAGCACCAATAGCATGGGGACGTGTTACAGCAGCACAAACAGGTAATTGGAGTAAAACAACAGCTACTCAAACAGGTAACTGGACTAGAGTTACTAACTAATCGATGTTGACAATATGAATAAAACAAAATATAAAACAAATAAGTAAACTAGGAGAATACATATGCCATCCACATATACACCTTTAGGGGTAGAAAAAATTGCAACTGGCGAAGCTGCTGGTACATGGGGAACAAAAACAAACACAAATTTAGAAATCATAGAACAGATCTCTGGAGGTTATAAAGTACAAACTTTAAATACCGCAGGAGCTGGAGCGAATACCACTGATTTATCTAAAGCAGACGGAGCAACAGGTGCAACGGTTGCAACTAGAGTAATTATTATGGGTGCTGTTTCTGCGCAAGCAATTACAGGAAATAAGATTCTGACAATGCCTGTTCTTACAGAAAATTTTTACCTTATTAAAAATAGCACGTCAGGTGCATATACAGTTCAATTAAAAGCAGCTTCAGGTTCGGGTGCAACGGTCACTTGGGCAACTGATGATAAAGGTTGGAAAATTGTATATTTCGACGGTGTGGCAACAAACACGGGTGTTTATGACACAGGTTTTTCTGTCACTGAAGGCGATGTAACACTTACAGGAACACAAACTTTAACAAATAAAACTTTAACTTCACCGGCTATTGGTACATCTATTTTAGACACTGGTGGAAATGAATTAATAAAAATTACAGTTACTGGTTCAGCGGAAAATGAATTTACAATAGCCGCTGGTGGTAGTGGAGCTGGTCCAACTCTTTCTTCTACAGGAAGTAGTGATTCTAATATTGACATTAACATTGCCCCTGCAGGAACAGGAGATGTTGTTTTAGCAGCAGATACAGTAAAAGTTGGAGATGCTGCAGCAGCAGCAACCCTAACTTCTAATGGCGCTGGAACTTTAACGGTTACAACTGGTGGAACTACTGACTTAGTTTTAAGTACAAACAGTGGTACAAACTCCGGAACATTTACAATTACAGACGCAGCTAACGGTGCCATGACTATGGCTCCTAATGGCTACGGAAAATTCACAATTACTGGTCAAGGAAAAATTCAATCCGTTGCAGAGAAAATTACAGTAGCTGCATCATCAGCAGGTACCAGTGATACTTTTGATGTATTAACTCAATCGGTTCAATATTTTACAGGTGATGCTGGTGCTGACTGGACTTTAAACATTAGAGGAGATGGTTCTACAGCTCTAAACACAATTATGGCTACGGGCGAATCTATGACGATTTGTTTTTTAGTGACTATCGGTAGTTCTGAATACAGAAATGATGTAGTTCAAGTAGATGGAACTACATCAGGTGTTACAACAGAATGGCAGGGCGGTTCAGCCCCAACTGAAGGAAATGCTAATTCAATTGATGCATATCAATACACTGTTATCAAAACAGGTGACGCAGCCTACACAGTCCTAGCGTCTATAACTCAATTTGCGTAGAAGGAGAATAATATTATGCCTTTATTAGGAACAAGAGGAGCAGCGTCGGCAAGAGGTTTCGGATTTGCTGGTGGTGGAGATAAATATATTGTAGCATCAGGCGGTTGTGAAACAGAGTCTGGAGATTACAAAATTCATACATTTAACGGACCGGGAACTTTTTCTGTCTCTTGTGTACCCGCTACAAATGATAAAGTTGATTATTTAGTTATTGCTGGAGGAGGCGGAGGCGGTGGATCTATTGAAGTTAATACCGCTGGTGGAGGTGCAGGATCTGGTGGATATAGAGAATCCATTATAGCTTGCGCGCCATGGTCTGCCCCAAAAGCATACTCTGGAGGATCTTTAACAGTATCAGCTTCACCAGGAAGTTATCCAGTTACTATCGGTGGTGGAGGAACAGGAAGAAAAGGAATACCAAGTCAAGGACCTTATGTTGCAGGAACTAGCGGATCACCTTCTACATTTTCAAGTATTACTTCTGCCGGTGGCGGTGTAGCTGGAAGCTGGGACTATGCTGCTGCAGTTGGAGGATCTGGCGGCGGTGGCGGAGGATTCAACAGTAACCCAGCAGGATATGCTGGATTTGCTGGAAATACACCCCCTACAAGCCCAGTCCCTCAAGGAAATGCTGGCGGTCCTGCTTATAATGGCGGACAAGATGATTCAGTTGCTGGCGGTGGCGGTGGCGGTGGCAATGGCACAGGAGGTACTGGAGGACCTGGAAGTGGTGGAACCGGAGGAGCTGGAGCCCCTTCAGGAATTTATGGACCGACTCAAACTAAAGGCGGCGGTGGCGGCGGCGGTGCTGGTGGCGGCGGTACTACTACTGGCGGTGGTGGAGCAGGTGGAGCAGGTGGAAATGTAAATGGAAGCCCTGGAACTGCAAACACTGGCGGCGGCGGAGGCGGCGGTCGAAGTGAAAACTCTGGTCATGCAAGAATGCAAGGTGGAGGCGGTGGATCTGGGACAGTAGTTATTAGATACCAATTTAAATAATGGCTCATTTTGCAAAAATAGATGATGAAGGTTTAGTACTTACAGTATTAGCTGTTAATGACTCTGATGCCTTAACAGAAGCTGCAGGACAAGCTCATTTAGAAACTCATAACAACTGGCCAGCTAATAAATGGATTCAAACTTCTTACAATACTCGTTGTGGTAAATATCATATTAAAGGAACTAAAACAATTATAGATCAAAACAATCAAGAAATAACAGTTGAAGATTATAAAGAAGGACCCGATCAATCAAAAGCTTTTAGAGGAAATTATGCTGGTATTGGATATACTTGGGATTCTGTAAATCAATTATTCTTTCCCCCTAAATCGGAAGCTAGTTTTGTTAAAGATTTAACGACAGGATTATGGGAACCACCCATTGCATACCCAACCGTGATTGCATATGGTGAGTCTAATACATTCTATGTTATTCATTGGGATGAATCTAATATAAGATGGATGGCGTACGATAGAGAAGATCCTAAAAATTTATTTATTTGGAATACAGACACATCTTCTTGGGATGCTTCCTAATTAAAGACTTTTATTATTTAC